ATCATCGCGGCGCAGACCCCGACTCCGGAAGCACCTGCTTCCGAAACCCAGCCTAATTGATTAGTTAATATTCGGGGGGCATACTGCCCCCTATGAAAAAACTACGCATAGACCTTCGAAATACAGCGTTCGTAGATGATGAAGACTACGAACGCTGTTCTCGTTTCAGGTGGCATATCAAACGGCAGATGCGGCATAAGAATGGCCGCGCAGTCTACCACCGCTACGTCTACACGACAGTCATCGTGCAGGGCAAGCCTCGACACTTACATCTTTCGAGACTCGTCTGCGATGTGCCGCTCCCGTACCGTGTGACGTATATCTCGGATAACCATCTGGACTGTAGGAAGGCGAATCTGAAAGTGAGTGGGATTCGTCAAGACCTTCCGCGCCCGAAAGGGATTCCCCACTGGGAAATTTTAGACCTGCTTGGAGAACCGCCAAATGAGTGATCTGATCGAGCCGCCGGCACACGAGTTTGATCCTGACGATATCCCCATGATTCGGGAGATGTTCTACGAATTTGCCGCGCAGGTAAAGATCGACTCGAAAGAAGCGGGCGTTATCAGCTTTACAAACCCGTACTTCGCGCAGCGGATGTTCTTCGACGGCGTATTCGCTGGTCTTCAAAAAGACATCCACTGGTTCGTGATTTTGAAAGCCCGGCAGTTGGGCATCACGACTGGAAGCATACTTCTCGACTTGTTCTGGATCAGCTACTTCCCTGGCTTGCAGGGCGGCCTCGTCACGGACACGGCTCCGAACAAGGAAAAGCTTCGAATACTGATTACCCGTATGTTGGAGAGCCTTCCGCGAAGCTTCGCTATCCCTATCGTCTCCCACAACAAAGACGGACTGGTTCTTTCAAATGGCAGCAGCTTAGACTACCTCGTTGCCGGAACTCGAAAGAATGGCGGCCTTGGCCGCTCGCGTGCTTACAACTTCCTGCACGCTACGGAGTGTAGTTCTTGGGGCGACCAAGAAGGTCTTGAGTCTTTGCAGAAGTCGCTTGCCGCTGAATACCCTGCACGGCTATACATGTTTGAATCCACGGCTCGCGGTTACAACATGTTCCACGAAATGTGGGAGGATGCGCGCGAAGACCCGATGGTGAAGCAGGGGATTTTCATCGGCTGGTGGGCCAAGGAATCCTACTCCTTCAACCCGTCGAAAGGGAAGAAGCAGCGGGAACTTTATGAAAAGTATTCAGCCGCGCCCCTCACTGAAGATGAACAAGAACTCATCGCGTATGTGCAGCGGAAGTATGATTTTGAGGTTACGCTTGAACAGCTTGCTTGGTATCGGCATGAGAAAGACCCTTCGGGAGAAGGGAACATTATTGATGAGACCGGCGCAAGCATCATCGAGCAAGAACTGCCCTGGCATGAAGAACAAGCCTTCATGCTTACAGGTAGTACTTTCTTTAGTTCTACTGCGCTGGCGGAAGCCGCTAAGGAATGCGCGAAGCTTCCGTACAAGGGCTACCGCTACTACATGGGCGAACAATTTCTGGCTACCACGATTGAGCCGGTTAAGAACGCGAAGCTGGCGCAGCTAAAGGTTTGGGAAGAACCTGATCCGGCGGGAACGTATGTGATCGGGGCTGATCCGGCGTATGGTTCGTCAGACGAAGCTGACCGCTACGTTGCGCAGATCTTCCGGGTCTATGCGGACGGCATGGATCAGGTGGCGGAGTTTGCTTCGCCCTCAATCAAGACGTATCAGTTCTCTTGGATCGTCGCGCACCTTGCAGGGCTTTACGGCAACGCTCGGCTGCTGCTGGAGTTGAACGGCCCTGGTGAAGCAGTCTTCACGGAGTTCCGCCATCTGCAAACGCAGCTTACGCAGGGGCTGATCGTCCCGCCAGATGATAAGAAGGGGCTGCGGAACGTCTTGCTGAACGTCCGGAACTACCTTTACTCCCGTGCTGATTCTATGGGCGGCGGCGTAGCCTACCACTGGAAAACCAACATCAACAACAAAGCCGTGATCTTTAACCAGTTCCGTGACGGCTTCGCTATGGGACAGATCCGGCTGAAGTCCCTCGAACTTCTTGAGGAGATGCGGAAAATCGTCCAAGACGGGTTGAGCATTAAAGGCGAAGGCTCCGCAAAAGACGATCGCGTTATGGCGGCTGCGCTTTCAACTCGCGCTTGGATCGACGGCGAGCGGAAGCGGATGGAGTCGAATGGTCTGACTCGGGCAGCGGAACGCGAAGCTAAGAACTGGACACAAGAAGACATGACCCGAGTCTTCACCGGGAATGTCGTAGCTGACTTCATGCGCCGGCAGCAGATGGGACGCGACCATGCTGCAAGAATGGCAAGACGCGGGAAAAGGTGGAACTGGTAATGCCGATCGAACGTACGTATGCCTGCCCGGACTGTGGTGGGCAATTCCGTTTCTTGCATATGACGAGGCAGGAGCCGCCGCCGGATAACTGCGAGCTTTGCGGCGCGGATATGACTGGGGAAGAACCGCAGCTTCCACGGGTTAATATCGGAGGGAGTGCCATCGCTAAAAGCGTGGATCAAGTTTACAAGCATCACGAGGCTTCTACGGGCCATACGGATATGAAGGATAGTCTGAGAGAAGGCGACGCGGCTGCCGTCTCTCGTATGCCGAATAACGATGTGACTCGCTTCGCGTCAGACGCAGGGCATAACTTCTGGCAAGGCAATGTCGGAGAGATGTCTACTGAACAGCTAAAGGCGGACGCGCGGCCAGGGGCTAAAATTCAGCGCGGCATATTGGAAAAGATGCAAACTCGGCATATGGGAATTATGTAATGAGGCTTCCGGAAAATAAGAGTCAACTTCTGAAGAAGGTTATTCAGCTGATTGACGATTGCAGGGTGTCAATGGGGGACCGTGCAAACCTTTGCTCGACTCTCCGGCAGTGGAAATACACCGGCAGTCCGGAAGGTGATACTGCAATCTACAACCGGCTGGAATCGCATATTGACCGGATGAGTTCGTATCTTTATTCTCCGCTTGATCTCCGGTTCCTCATGGAATTTGAGAATGAGTACCCGGAAGATATTTTGAAGATGTCGGAAGCTGGGTCGAGGTATCTGACGAAGAGCCTGGAACGGAACGACATTGATATGATGTTCGGGGACGGGCTGGATGAGGCTTTGACGAACGGCTCTTCCATCATGAAGCTGATGTGGGGTCATGACGGGCTGAAAGCCAAGATCATTCCGCAGTTCAACTTCGGGGTCTACAAAGAAGACCTGAATGACCTCGATCAGCAAGAAGCCTTGCTTGAAACTTCCTACATCACAATTCACGAACTGTGGCGCCGGATTAGCCACCTCCCTGACGCGGCCGATATATACAAACGCGCGAAAGCCCATGCCAAGTCTTCTACTGACGTATCTGAAGCCAGCTACTTCCACTCCGTCGTGCTGGCCGGCTCCGGCCCGTCCGTAGACACTACAAACGGCACGACGCCGAATAGCGTCGGCGGCACAGTCGCTATCGACGTGAACTCGGTCGGGCCAATCCTTTCGCCTGAAACCCGGATGAATCTCATCACCTTCCACGAACTCACTGTTGTGGACGATGCAACGGGAGACTACACTACAATCCAATTTGTCGAGCCTGACATCATCATCACGCCGCGCCTGAAAAAGCACAACCTTTTCCTCAAAGGCGAGCATCCGTATATTATGATTCAGCCGAACGCTGTATCGAATTACGCTTGGGGCCGTAGTGAGATGGCGCCGATGCTGAAGCTTCAAGCCTTGCTCCGTGATCGTATGGAGGACATCAAGAAGCTGATGGGCCTTCAATACGATAGGCTCCTCGCGTTCATCGGCTTCGACGGCATGAACGATGATATGTATGATGCGTTTAAGGAGGCCGGGTTTATCTCGCAGTCTTCTCCTGGTGCGAAGGTGGAAGACTTGACACCGAAGCTGCCGGATGCGGCGTTTCAAGACGTGAATGAGATTTTGCGTTTTATGGACGACGTGAGCGGGTTTCAGAATATTCTTTCCGGCCAGGGTGAGCAGGGCGTAAGAAGCGGAAGCCATGCGCAGACACTGATGAAGACTGCATCCCCGCGTATGCGTGATCGTGCAACGCTCGTTGAACGGCAGTGCGCTAATATGGGGAATAAGGCGTTTGAGCTGCTACGTACGAAGGAAGCGCGGACCCTCTGGTACGACACCGGCGAAGATGAGAAGAAAGAGTTCTTACTCACCTCCATCCCTGACGACTACCGCGTGATCGTTGACTCGCATTCTTCGTCTCCGATCTACGAGCAGGACCATCAGCAGCTTGCCCTCGTCCTGCTGAAAGCAGGGATTATTGAAGGCGACTCTGCGATGGACTTGATTCAGTCTTTGCCGATGCGGGACTTGTTGAAGTCGCGTTATAAGATCATGCAACAGAAAAAAGCTCAGATGATTAAAGAACATCCAGAACTGTTGACTAAAGGGAAGACCGGGCGTAAGTAGACAGTGCGGGTGTGATCCTGCATGAGTGTGGCTCCTCGGCTGTCAAACTTGAGGGGGGATCGGTTGGTCCCCCCTTCTTTTTTGAGGCTTATTGTAGAAGGCCCTCCCGACGGCCATAGTGCCATCACTCCGGGGCGTTTATTGCGGGTGCGGTAAAACGAGGAACCCCCGAGTCCGAGTTGACACGGCCTGTCAACGCGACACATGAAGGGATTCTTCATCATGGCTCGTCGGATGCACAAGCGCGGTAAGCGCAAGTAATGGCTGAACTGCCCCCGATGCCTGGGATGGCTCCTGCTGGTGCAGGAACTGCGCCGGGTCAGCCGCCTTTTGGTTCCTCCCCGGTCCAGATGCCAACGCCTGATCGTGGTAATCAGGCTGCGGCTATGGCCCAGTTGTCTTGGGCAGTGAAAATCCTAGAGGGGGCTCTGCCCCTTCTAGGAGCCACTTCTGAACCTGGGCAAGCGGTGATGACGGCCCTGAAGGCTTTGTCGAAACATATTTCTCCTGGGGCGTTTAGCCCCGGTGCTGAGCGCTCCGTCTTGGAAAAGATGATGATGCAGGCGAAGCAAGAGAATCCGATGCAACAAGTTCTTGGCGCTATGGGGCAAGGTGGGGCTCCGACGCCTGGAGGCGCTCCCGGTGGCGCTCCTCCTCCCTCTCCCCCACCGACAGGAGCTTAACATGGCGACTAATATCTGGCAGGACAACACGAAGACCGTTCCCAAGTCTTCGACTGAAATTCTTCGCGTCGATATGCACCACTCGGAAATCGGCGCTCGCGCTTCGCATCTCCCGAAGGGCGCCGGCAAGAACACCAACTCGATCAAGCACGTTAAGTAAATGGCTCTGATCGAAGTCGATGAGGACGAGATCCGGACGGCTTCTGCTGCGAAGGCGTTGCTGGACAAGTTCTCTACTGACCCCCGTACGCGCTCTAAGCTGCTGGGTTTGGTGAAAGATCTCAATCCGAATGCCGTCATTCCTGAGTTGGATCAGCCCGCTGAAATGCGGAAAGAACTGACCGGGGCGACTTCCGCTTTGGAAGAAAAGCTGGCGAAGCTTGAGAAAGAACTCGAAACTCGCGACAAAAGGGCCGAAGTTCACGGCTTGCTCGAACGCGAACGGAACAAGCTGCGTAAAGCAGGTTGGGACGACGAGGGTATTGAGACGATTGAAAAGACCATGCAGGAACGCGGTTTCGTGGATTACGAAGCTGCTGCCGCGCTCGTTGAGAAGTCTCAGCGGAAAGCGGAGCCTGTTGGTCTTGAAGCTTACTCCGTCGATAAGGGCTGGAATCTTACAGCCCCGGCCGAAGGAGAAGGAGACCAATCCGCTTGGTTCAAAGGTCCGGGTTCGTGGAAGCAGGCTTCCAATTCCGAAATCCGGAAGTTCTTTGACGAAAAGCGGGGCCGGTAGAGACTATGGAGTAAGTATGGTTCGCTATATTTACTCCAAAGTTTCTTTTCATTGCAACATCGGAGGCGATCCTGTGGGTCGCTTAAAAGTGATTTAACAGGAGATACGGATGCCGATTCCCAATCAGGGCATTACTCCGGGCGGCGCAATTTATAACGAATTGTCTTCGCTGACCCGCCGCGCGTTTATGCCTCGCGTTACTGTCCAGCTGTACTACGCTTCCCCCACCATGATGACGCTGCTCGGCAACGCGCAGAAGTTCGCCGGCGGTGTGAACCAGATCACCGTTCCGGTGCAGGGTTCCAGCATGGTGACGGGCGCCTGGACCAGTTACTCGGGTACGTTCAACAAGCCGCAGGTTATTCCGGGTGTGCAGAACGCACAGTTCTCGGGCAGCTACTTTGTTGTCCCGGTTCCGCTGGTGCTTGGTGAAGCCTTGCTGCAGTCCACTGAAGCGGTTGTCCCCATTCTCGACGTTCGCATGAACGACGTGTATGCTGTGACGAACCAGCAGATGGGTTCGGCGTTGTTCACCAACAACTCGGCCAACCCGTTGATGCCGTCGGGCTTTGTTGAAGCCTGCGACAACGGCACGAACGTCTCGAGTTACGGCGGCATTTCGCGCAGCGCGAACAGCTTCTGGCAGGGTCAATACTACTCGGCCGCTGGTGCGGTTCTTACTCGCGCCAACATGGCTCAGTACCTGATCCAGATCACTGACAACGCCGGCGGTGAAGCCCCGGATTTCGTCGTGATGAGCCCCTCGGACTATGCCACCCTGAACAGCACTTTCATCGGTGTTGAGCAGTACAACATGCCGCCGGGCAATGCCTACACGATGGACTCGGTTGTGCGGTCGAGCTTCCCGAACCTCGTGATCTCGGGCGTTCCGTTCTACATGGATCACTGGTGCCCGAAAGGTACGATGTACTTCATCAACTCGAAGTACACTGCGATGTACCTGTCTGAAGACGCGCCGTTCGCGTTCTCCGGCTTCTACAGCGCCATTCCCCTGATGCAGATCGCCCAGATCGGCGTGATGATCGTTGGCTACAACGTGATCTGCACCAAGCCCGGAGCTAACGCCGTTGTAACCGGCATTACTGGAGGTGCTTTCTAATGAGCATTATCTCTATTGGCGGTGCGGGTATTCCGCTTCCGTATCCTCAAAATACTGTCAGCTACATCCCGAACGGCGGCACGAACAAAATCGCGCTTCCTGCCGGTGGCACGACGCTGATTCCTTCGGGCACCTTTTGGGTTGCTCCTGGTCCTTACACCTTTATTCAGGTGCTGGACCCGGTCACTACTCTGTGGTTGACTGTTTCCACGACCAGTGGCAATGAAGGGATGTATATCAACTCGGACGGCACGAACTATCGTCTTGCCAACCTCACCGGGTGCCCTGTCGGCGCGATCGTCACCAACGTCGGCTCAGGCTACACGTCCGCTCCGACCGTGACTCCGAGCGCCGGCGGTTCGACTTGGACTGCCATCGTTGGTGGCGCCGTGTCGCAGACCGTGACTATCGGCACCGCTGGTTCCAACTACACCTATCCGCCGATCGTGCAGTTCTCTGCGCCGCCGGCTGGTGGTGTTCCGGCTACCGGCTATGCCACTCTGTCTTCGGGTGCGGTTTCGTCCATCACGGTTGTTGATCAGGGCGCGGGTTACACTTCCGCTCCGACCATCTTCCTGACGACTAATCCGCTCGATCCGAACATCAACAGTGCAACTTCTCCGATCACTGTTGCAAAGGCGACTGCCGCTTTGACCGGCTCGGGCACTGTGACCGCAGTGCTTTGCACCAATCCGGGCGTTCCGCAGACTTCGCTGATCACGCTGACCTTCACCAGCGCCAGCGGTTCCAACGCGGCGGCTACCGTTATCGGTTGCTTCACCACGACCGCAGCGGCTACCACCGGCACGGCCGGCAGCACGTACTTGAACGTGGCCTACAAAGGCACCGCTCTTGGCGGCAACAACACCTCGACAGCCGGTGCTGTGAAGAACCCGAGCATTGGTCCGGGCATCTTCCAGATTCGTGAAGCGAACTTTGGTTATGTCACCGGCTCCGGTGGTTCCATCGCCAACGCGACCTTCCCGATCATCGACGGCGGCATTTATCAGAACGTGTCTGCTACTAGCACGCTGATTGGTCCGCCGACTACGACTCCGACTACCCCTGTGACGTTCACCACCGCTTTCGGCGGCGTTGCGGACGTGAGCTTCATCACTCCGCTCTAATGTTAGGAGCCTCTGCACATGGCGTTGACCAACTACATAACGCAAGTGCAGAGGCTTCTGCATGACTCTACGGGCGATCTTTACGCCCCGCAGGATGTAATAGCGTATATAAATCAGGCCCGTACTCGGATTTGCGCCGAGGGGGCCTGTATTCGCTCTATCGTAACGCTTTCTACTCAAGCGTCTACGCAGACCTACAACCTCAGTTCCATCTCTGTCGCCGGCATCACCGGCGCAAGCTACGTCTTGCTCATCCGGAAAGCGGCTGTTACTTCCGCTACTGCTCCAACAAGACTAGACGGTCGGCCCTGGGACTGGTTCTTCAACTACTGCATCTGCTCTCCTTCGTCGGGAACACCGACGACCTGGGCACAGCTAACGCAAGGTCAAGCGGGTCAATTCTATCTCTGGCCCACCCCCACTACGGTGCAAACTCTCACCCTCGACGCAGTTATCATAGCGATAGACCTTATCGACGATTCAACTGTTGAGGCAATCCCTTACCCCTGGACTGAAGCGGTGCAATACTACGCCAGCTACTTGGCGTACATGAACGCGCAGAGAAATTCTGACGCCGACCGCATGTACCAGCTCTACACACAACGGATGCAATTCGCTCGCGATGTCAGCACGCCTTCGGCGCTCCCGAGGAATTTCCCGTTGAGCAGTCAAGTTTCTGGCGTACCGTCTTCAACGCCGGCTCCTTTCCCTGGAGGCCAGAATGGCGCTTAATAACTATCTCAAGCAGGTTCAGATCCTCATCAACGATCTGAGCGAGACAAACTACAACCGCACCGATCTAGTCTCCTACATCAATGAGGGTCGGCAGCAGATCGCCGCCGCCGGCCAGTGCGTACGTGCGATGCCGTTTGTCGGTACGGTTGTGAACCTGCTGTTAAACACGAATGGTTCTGGTGGGACTCCGGGCTACGGCTACTCGCTTACCTTTACTGGAACCTGCACCACTTCCGCTATCGGAACCTATGATGTCACTTCTTCAGGTGCGGTGTCGAACATCGTCTTGACCTCTGGCGGAACCGGCTACACCGCAGCGCCGACTCTCGGTTTTGGCGGCGCTGGTTTCTCCGGCGTTGGTGCGGTTGCGCCGACTGGTCTTGCGCAGCTTTCGACCGGCATCTTCACCATTACCAATCAGGAGGTCTATCAGTTCTCCTCGATTGATTTCTCGAACCAGCCCGGAATATCCGGCATCATCGCTGTGCGCGGTGTTTCAATTCTCTGGAACACTTTCCGTTTTACAGCTACGCGATACGGCTTCGCCAAATACCAGGCGAAAGTCCGCACTTACGTAGACACCTTCACTGACGTGCCGCGTTTCTGCGCGCAGTTTGGGCAAGGTGAGACTGGCAGCATCTACCTCTATCCTGTCCCGAATGAAGCTTATGTTGTTGAGATGGATTGCGTCTGCGACGTAACGCCGCTGGTTGATGATACGACTGTAGAAGCAATTCCTGCGCCTTGGACTGTTTCGGTGCAGTACTACGCTGCGTATAAAGCTTTTCAATCCGCGCAGAACTACGACGCGGCTGACCGCATGTATGCAGAGTTTGAAAAGTTCATGCGCCGTGCGCGGACTATGACTAATCCTGGCGTAACCACTAACTGGTACGGACGTGCGTAATGTCGGGTTTTACCTCTCCCGCCGCACCGCAGCAAGCGCCTGGAGTTCCGGGAAACTTCTCCCCGATTTCATTCGCTGGCTTTGACGGACTGAACACCCAGCCTTCGCGTCCGGCTATTGGCGACAGCCAGATGTACTGGTGCGATAACTGGATGCCGCTGGGGAAGAATAACCTGCTGTCTCTGCCGGGGGCTGGAAGTTTTATCTCTCTCCCGTCTGTCGGTAGTGGTGGGGTCATACAGTTTAAGTGGTTTAACATCGCCGTAACCTCGTACCTCGTGGTGTTCTTCGGTGACGGATCGGCGTACTTTTACAGTTACATCTCTGGATCAGCAACGCTCATTACGAGTATCGCGGCCAGCACTTTTCCGGTTGGCTCTGGCCCTGGAGTGCGCCCGGCGGTGTCGCAATGGGGCAGTCAGTACTTTCTGATTACCTGCAATGACAAGTATGGTAGCGGGAAAAGTGGGTATTGGCTGTTTGACGGGACGTTGGTTTATACCAGCGGCGGTGTGTCGCCAGTCATCTCCATCAATAACGTAGGAAGCGGTTATACCTCCGCTCCAACGATCGGGACTTTTGGAGGCTCCGGCTCCGGCGCAACCTTCACCGCGACGATTACGAACAACCAAGTTACAGGCATTACGGTAACGAACGCCGGCTCCGGCTACACCGTCAAAGACCCGTCACCGATCCTGCTAACCTTCACCGGCGGTGGCAGCACCACTACCGCTCGCGCTACCGTGACGGTTACAAACGGCGTCGTTCAGACCTCCGGCGTCACTATAGTGAACGGCGGGACTGGCTACACTTCTTCAGCCCAAGTCTCTTTTCAAGGCGGTGGCGGAAGCGGTGCAACGGGTACGGTTACGGTGGCCTCTGGCGTAGTGACCGGCCTGACTATTACCGCCGGTGGCACTGGCTACACTTCGGCCCCGCTTGTTGTAATTACTGATGCGAACAACCCCGTCGCGCAGGCAATGATTACCCTCATGCCTTTTGGTGTGCAGGGGACGGCGATTGAAACTTTTCAGAATATTGTCTGGATTGCGAATTACAATGTGCTGATTTTTAGCCAACCTGGCTCGCCGGTTGGATTTTCTTCGGTGCTGGGTGCGGGTGCAGCACCTTCGACTAATAGCTTTTTGAAGCAGCAATACACGCAGCTTATTCAGGCAAACGGTTTTCTTTACGTCTTTGGTGATAGCTCAATCCAATACATCTCCGGCGTAAACACTATTACTGTCGGGACCGTTGCGACCACCACTTTCTCAAACATCAACGTCGATCCGCAGATCGGAACGATCTATCGCGAGTCCATTCAGACTTTCTCTAAACAGATCGTCTTCCTTACGAATGTCGGTTTTTACTCCCTATACGGCAGCACCGCTTCTAAAGTATCCGACGAACTAGACGGTATTCTATTGAACGTCCAGACGCAGCAAACCTGGGCGACACCTACAGAGTTCTACTCCGCGCAAGCGTACATCTACGGCAAGCTTTGCTATATGTGCGCTGCGCCGATCTACAACTTTATCTCTCAGACCGTCGTGCAGCAGCTAATGATCTGGGACGGCAAGAAGTGGTTTACCGGCTCGCAAGAGTATGCGTTGAACACTCTTGCTTCGAATGAGATCAATGGGAACCTGACGGCTTACGCTTCCGACGGAACTCACATCTTTCCAATCCTTACGAATTACTCTGCAACCCTTACTAAGACTGTGCAGAGCAAATTCTGGGATACACCTGCAATGTTCGTAACAAAGCGAGCGTTGCGGATATTCGGCATGATGCAGCAGAATAAAGGCGGCGCTCCGAATATCACAATCAATATAGACGCGGACCAAAACAGCCGGATTTATAACACGCAGCAATTAACTGACCCCCGGACCACGGCTTCCGGACAGAAATGGTTTAAGATGGACGTTAATCAGAGCGGGTATCTTATGGGCTTGACTATTACCACTAATGAGCCTAGTATTATTTTCCAGTCATTTTTCCTAGTAACCCAGCAGTATGCGTTGGAGATATGATCGTGAAGAAACCTCGTCCGATTGATAAGCGGACTGATCCGCCGAAGCGTCCGCCATGCTTGCCGACTTAATCAACTTCGCAACTGAAGGCCCGCAAGCGTCACGGTGGACGCTCGCTAATATGGATTTGCACCGCAGAAGTGCTGACGCGGTGCAAGCACAAAAAAGTAAGACTCTACAGATCTATCCAGTCGATCCTATTTTTCCGGGCGACTGGGAGAGCTGGCTTCAAAACCACCAACAAATGCACAATGATCTAAACGCGACGCTAGGCATCAGTGGCAACGATTTTAGCCAACTTGACCTGAAAAATAAAGTCGCGGTTGACAACTGGGTTCAGCTTCACTTTGAGGAGCATCGGCAGCAAGCTGCAGCCCTCAATATACAAGGATAGGGTTATGGCTCTGCAAGCTAAACTGGCCGAAAAGCCGATGATTGGGCGTCCGGAGAAGCTGCCGATTGCGGCGCTTCCGGAGATTCCGGAATACAAAGTTCCGAGGATGAGCCAGTATTTTCAGATGCAGCTTCCTGAGTCTGACCTGCCTTTTGTTCGTAGGGTCGGAGAGTCGGATATTGGCGATCTCTGTGTTAAGAGCCTACCGCTTTTCCAGGCGCGTTTTCCAAGGCTAACCCTTGACGCTGCGATGTCTTTTGTCCGTATGCACCTGAACCGCAACGATGCGCGGGTTATGCGGACAGATAAGGCTTGGGGTCTCGCTGTCGTGCAACGGACTTTTTTCGAGCCGGAAGCTGTCGTCAAGATTATGTGGGTTGCGAAGCTGGAAACTTCGGCCGCAGACCCGATGGCGGTTTATGTTGATTTTAAGAACTGGGCGGAAAGCATCCGGGCAGTTGAACTGCATTTCGACTCTATGACCGATATGGATATCGGGCCGTTTGCGAAGCGGCTGGGTACCGATCGGAAGCATGTAGAGTTCGTGAAAATTATGAGGTAAGTGATGGGCCTTTTTGACTCCTTAGATCCGTCTAGCTGGCTGTCGTCGCTCGGCAGCGGTATCTCTGACTTGTTCAGCGGAAGCACGCCGACAAGTCTGCCATCGGATGCGGCTAGTGCAATCAGCTCCCTTCCGGGTGCGGGCGACGTTGCGACGGCAAGTGCGTTGCCCAGCTTTGACTATAGCGCGCTGTTGGGTGGTGCAACTCCAGATGGTGGCGTTGCAGGGCCTTCTCCTGCCCTTGCTAACCTTCCGAGTTTGAATACTCCGTCTCCGATCGGCCAGCCGACGGATCTTGACTCTTTAGCTGGTAGCACAGCTATGCCGGGAGCAGCGACTGTTTCTAATACACGCATTCCCTTGGAAGGCTTTAAAGGTTTAACTTCACCTCCGGGCGGCGGCGCGGGAAGCTTTCTTTCCCAGTACAGCAAGTACGCACTTCCGGCTGCGGCCGTGGGAATGGCAGCGCTGAAAAGTAATCAGCCGCTTCCAGGCGTCGCGGGTATGAAAAGTGATGTTGCGGCGCTTCGCGGTGCGGCGCCGGGTTTGATGGCTCCGCTGACTTCTGGCGCACCTCTTCCGGGCGCTGTTGGTCAAAGCTTGATGGCTTCGCGTGATGCGCAGATTGCGAGTATTCGCAGTAATTTTGCGCGTATGGGAATGTCAGGGTCTTCAATGGAAGAAGCCTCTATCGCGGCGGCTAATCAGCAATATGCTGCGCAGACTTTCTCGCAAGCGCAAAGCCTTTACTCTACCGGCCTGCAAACCCTCAATCAAGCTGATTCTGTCAATGGCCAGATCATCGCTTTGGGCTTGCAGCAAGACGCAGAGCTTACAAACGCACTTGCTTCTGTCGCTGGCGGCTTTGCCTCTGGCGCGGCTAAGTCTCTTTTCAGCTAGGAGTTTACAATGCCTGAACCCACCGCCGGCGGTACTCCTATCGTTGATACCAAGGCGATCTTGCCTCCAAAACCGAATGCAGTCCCTAGTGTGCCTAAGCCACCGACTGGCGGGATGATGGGGCAGCTAGAGGTAGACCATGCGGCTACGCAAGAGCAACTGCAAGGCTTGACGGATCAGTACGTCAAAGACCGTGACGCCATGATGCAAGACATGGGGCAGATGCCAAAGCGTACGCCTGACGATCCTATGCAGGCATTCTCCAGCGTCGGCGCTATGATTGGTGTTTTCGGTTCACTGCTTACGAAGCGGCCGCTTACGGCTGCGTTGTCTTCTATCGCGGCAGCCCAAAAAGCCCAGCACGCAGGTAATCTGGAAGAATACCAGAGTAAAGTGGCTGAATGGGAGATGCACAATAAGTACATCAATAATATTCAGAACGCGATCTCCACGAACGTGAAAAATATTATGGAGAATAATAAGACTACGTGGAATGAAAAGCTGGCGATGCTGAAGCTGGAGGTTGCAAACAACGCGGCTAACTCTCGCATGTTTATGCAGAATGAGCAGATGACTATGCGTTGGGCGCAGATGCAGATGTCGCTGGGTGAGTTCATGCAGCGGCAGCAGGCACAGCAATCTGAGCATAACTCAACTACGTTCACTTCGTTGCTGGCGAGGTATAATCCAAACGATTATCCTGATTTTATTAAAAGGTATCAGGACTTACCTCCGAATGCTACGCAGTCTGATGTTCTGGCTATTTTCACTGGCAAACCCGGAAAGCCGGCTGGCGGCAACGCTGGGGCTGCAGCGGCGGCGGACCTTGCGAATGAAGCGCGGGCTGCGTTTGCCGCTGAAAAAAACTGGGAACACGGCGGTTTAACATATACGCCGAAAGATTTCAAAGACCTTAACAATCCGTCGCTGGTTACTTCCTCGAAGTTGCAGGCTCTTGCAGGTATTTTCAAAAAAGCATCACTGGCACCAAGCACTGGTGGGACGACTCCGAGCACCGGCGGGACAGTGGCGAAGCAAGACGAAACTTTGTCTGAAGATACTATGGCTAAATTGCGGGAAGCTAATCCCGGTATGTCGGATGCAGATTTGATTGCAGGTTATAACCAGCACAAGGGCTAAGCTGATGGCTGACGAAGGTAAGTTTGTAATGCCTGAAGGGCTGAAAAAGCCCAAAGCCTTTGTCATGCCAGAAAGCCTGAAGCCTAAAAAACCTTCAGCGTTTGTTATGCCAGAAGAGCTGAAAAAGCCGACGACCGCTCTTGGCATTGCTAAGGATATTTTTCTGCCGGAGGTCGGACCTGATCCTGCCGCCGCACCTAACCCCACGACTTTCGCTGATTCTGTTACGCGGCCCTTCACCGACCTGCCGAAGGAACTGAAACGCCAGCGGGCACTTGCAACGGAAGAAATGGGGAGCGGGATAAAGCGTGCTTACTCCAACCCTACTCTACTGAATCTTGGTCTTGGCGGACTGCAAGCTATTGGCGGCGGGTTGAACTACATGACCTCCCCGATCAGCGCTACTGCGCGTTCTTTCCTGTTCAACCCTATCTCTCGTATCTCCGGCCAGCCGAAAGTTTCAGAAATTGGCGCGTTGAATACTGACATTGCAGCGCAATTTCCAGAAGCTGTCGGCAAGGGGCTGCTGAAGCTTGGGGTTAAAGGTGCTGATTTCTTAACCAAGGCTCCGGGTCCAGGACAAGCCCTTACAGCTAAGGTTGGTGAAAAAGCAAAAGCTTCGAGCGAAGGCGGCAGCGCGGGTGTCGTGGAGAATGTGCTGTCTCCGACGACACGTTCAGCTGAATCGAAGCAGACGGGTGAAATTCTTTCTGAAACTTTCGCAAAGGCTGCTAAGGCTACCTCTCAAGCGCGTGAAGTCATGGATGAGTCTATGGCTATGGTTATGCGTATGCCGGAGGCTGAACGCTTCGCTTTCATGGATACGTTTGAAAAAGGGCAGCGTTTTGCAGATCCAAAGCTGAACGATACAGCTAATGCACTGCGGGCAATCTTAAAACAGCGTGAGGCTTGGTTGACTTCCCGTGGTCTGCTCGATCAAGCCTTGCAGAATTACTTTCCGCATATTTGGAAAAATCCGCAAGCAGCTACAAACGTACTTGAGCAGTTTAATGCGCTGGGTAAAGGCGGAAGCGGCGGTCTGCAAGGTAGCAAGAACTTTTTGAAGCAGCGGACTCTGGATACGATTGCTCAAGGCCGGGCTAGAGGGTTGGAACTTGTCACCAACAATCCGCTGGAATTGGTTGGAATTAAGATTCAAGAGATTGACCGATTTATTGCCGGTCAAGCTGCTAAAGAAGAAATGATTTCTTCGGGGCTGGCAAAACGGATTAAACTCGGAGATAAGATTCCGCCCGGCTGGACAGTCCTGAACGATCCAGCATTTCGTGCGGGAAGCTATACACATATCGCACCGAATAGCGTTGCGAGGGTTTTCAATAACGCCCTCTCTCCAGGGCTGCGCGGGAATAAGCTATTTGATATTGTTCGCCATAGCGCGAACATGATGAACAGGTTGCAGCTTTCGATCCCCGGCTACCATGCGATCTTCGTAGCGCGAGACATTATGACCTCGGAATTAGCCCGCTCGGCTATGCGGCTTTCGCGGGGTGATGTACTGGGTGCGGGAAAGTCAGCCCTTGGAGCGATGGACCCGACTCGCATTGTCAGGCAGGTCAGTAAAGGAAAGAAGCTTCAAGAAGCAATGCTGCGCGGTACGAACGATCCAGCACTTGCGGATATGGTTAACGCCTGGGTGACGGGCGGTGGCCGCTCCGGCATGGATGCGTTTTACCGAGGTACAGGATCGGGCGGATTTCTGAAAGCTATTAAAGGTGGGTATTTTGGCGCCGCTGTGAAAGATGTTGCAGCGCAAAATGGACTCTCTGCGGTGTATAAAGTTCCGCTTAAAATGCTGGAAACTCTTTCAGAGCCTTTGATGGAAGACATTGTTCCCAGGGCAAAGATGGGCGTGTTTTCAGACATGGCGCAGGATTGGCTTAAAGCTAACCCTGCAGCGTCACAAGTTGAAGTGCGTGCTGCGATGCAGAAGATCATGGACTCGGTTGATAACCGCATGGGTGAAATGGTCTATGATAATTTGTTCTGGAATAAGACGCTCAAAGATTCAGCGATGGTGCTGACGCGTAGCGTAGGCTGGAACTTAGGTACGGTGCGGGAATTGGGCGGCGCTGGCGTTGATGCTGCGCGTTTTGTTAAAGGCGGAGGCTTTACTGACCGTATGGCATACGCAATCGCTATGCCGATAATGACTGGAGTGCAGGGTGCGATCCTGACTTATCTGATGACGGGTAAAGGTCCACAGGAAGCGATGGATTATTTTTTCCCTCCGACAGGCCGGACTCTTGCATCAGGTGCTAAAGAACGCATTGCGCTTCCAGGGTATGATAAAGATGTGATGGAATATAATGAGCATCCGTTAGCGACAGTGGTTGGAAAAGTCAATCCGCTGATGTCTTCGCTGCAAGACCTCTACAACAACCGCGATTACGGCGGCGGGATTATTTATACGACTCCGGAGTTGAATAGAGCCCTTGGAATGAGTGATGAAGAAGCGTTAGTAGCGACAGCTAAAGACATGGCTAAATACGCTTTTATGCAGTACTTGCCGATCGGTGCGGTTGGGGAACTGGCGAAGAAAGGTTTGGGTGCGTTGACAGGGGAAAAGTTTCCGGTCAAAAAGCAAAAAGTTGAAGGTGAAACTCCGACTTGGCTGCAAGCGCTTTTTGCCCTCGGCATCAATCCTGCGCCAGCGGCGGTTGGCGATTCAGAGCTTACAAATATGCTAAACCTGAAATACAAAGACCTTCCAGCGTATAGAAAGCGTGAACGCCGTAATACGGGCGATTAGCTGCTTGCTTCGGTTCTTAGTGTGGGCTACCGTGAATAATCAGATTGAAGGTGATTGATATGGTTGATTTTGGCAGTCCAGCATGGAATGCGATGAAGACAGGACAGACTCCGACTTGGGAGTCTGTGAAGCAAGCCTATACGTCCAATGGGCGGACGTTTCGAGACTTTGTGAATGATTACTATCCGCAGGGTCCAGGGGCTAATCAAGATTTGAATATTCCGCCGAGGCCGAATCCTGCCGCTCCGGGTGATTCACAAATAATTGATTGGCCTGCGATCAAGCAAGCTTGGCAACAGCGCCTGGGCGCGCGCAATTTGCCGGCGACGCAATCTGCGGGTGGGCCTCCGACAGTTCCGCCGGGTTCTTCGGGTGGTCCGCCGGCTGCCGCTCCGGGCGGTCCTTCTGGCAGTCCGCAAGGAGGTGGTGGACCGCTTGAGCCTTATACTATGCAGGGGCAGGCTATTCCGCCTGAAGGTGTGGCTGGTGGGCAAGTTGCGCCTCGGACTCAAACTACGATTGATGGCGTGCTTGCGGACTTGCAAGCTGGCGGAGGCGGAGGGGCTGGTGGAGTCGGAGGGGCTGGTGGCGGTGGGGGTCTAGACATTCCGCAGAGTGTGCTTAATCGGCTGCTGGGTCTTGGCGGCGGGTTTGGCGCCGGGCTTGGAACTCTTCTCCATTCTAGCCCGACAAACCAAAATGAAGTGCGCGGTCCTACTCGCGATCGGCTAAACCGTATGATTGCAGAAGGTACGCAGAATCCGGCTCAGGAACAGTTCGTATCCGGCAGCCGTCCTTCCTCTGTGAATCCTGCGGAAGAACAGTTTACTTCAGGCTCACGCCCGAAGACGCAACGCCGGCCAGTTATTCCGGCGCGGCCTGCGGTTATGACTGAACAGTATGTTCCGGAGAAAGTAGCTGTTCCGGCACCTGCTGCAGCGCCTGCACCGGCCCCTGCACCTTCGGCTCCGCCGATCGAATGGGATAAAATTTTCTCTGGCGGCGGAGCGCGCGGCTAATGGACTACATGCAGCTTTTGTCCTCCCTTGGGCGGAACGGCGATACTATGCTCGCGCATATCAATCCAAAGGAGGCAGAGCTGCTGAAAGCCCTTGGCGGGGCTGGGACTACCAATCCGGAAACCGGCCTGCCGGAGTTCTACGACGCAGCGGGTATGGGCGGGGCGCCGGGTGCTGGCGGGGATGTAGGAGGTTCCGGTTTATCCGGGGCGGCTGCGGGGGCCGGGTTGGCAACGGACGCGCATGGCGCTATATCCGAGAATGCCGGTATAGCACCTGCGCCGGGGCTTTTCGATTTTGTTTCTAATGCGCTGGACGGTCCTAATTCTTTTCACGGTTATGGTGCAACTGTAGCCGCAGGGATGGGTGTACCCAATAGTTTTGGATATAAAACTTTGGATGATTTAGGTATAACTC